ATAAGTAGCCGTGATTTCTCTTTTTCGCTTCAATGTTTGACAGCACATCCCGGATTTCAAAGGCACCTATCGCACAGTTCCAGTGATCGCACCCAAACGAGCGGAAGATGCAGTTTTGGCACCCGTCCTGCTGCTTGCAGTAGTCCACAATGGTTTTCGCAGCTTCGACGACCTTCTTGTTGCTTATCATACGGCGTGCCTCCTTTTACTTTGCATCCGGAATACGGTCAAGAAACGCGGCGGCAGTGTCTATGTCCCAGCCCAGCGCCACCAAAGCGCTGTGAACGTCACCGGCGTATTTAACTCTCTTGACGAGAATGATTTTCCTGCCCGGCAGCCGCCGAGCCTCGAAACGCCATTTCTTCGCGTCGTCACCGATCTTCTGGTGTAGCCTCGCTTCGGCCAGAAACGGTGTGTCCTCGCAGATGTCAAACTGCCAGACTGCCTTCTCTCTGTTCCAGATGCCGTATTTTGCGCCGCGCTTTCCACGGTAGAATTCTTCACGTTTCATACTCCGGCTTCCTTGTAGTTGTCCTTGATGTACTGATTCCTCCGGCAGCAGGAACACTTCTGGTGTCGCGTATTCAACCAGACGCAGCCGGTACAGTCGAGATCAGTAGCGGGAACGTTCTCAAAAACGGAGATCACAGCCTTGCACAGCTCCTGCATCTTGAAAACGCGGTTGATCTGCCTCTGTCCGTCAGCTGCCGCCATTGCAAGATTCCACTCGTTATATGCGTGTTCGGCGGCTTTAATTGCCGCCTGTCGTTCGATAATTTCAGCCATTGTCAGCCTCCTGCTCTCCGTCCGCGAACGGGTACACGTCCACTTGATCGCCGGGAGCCACGATAACGATGTCATGCTCAGCAGGGATGCCGAACAGCCCGTAGGCCGCCCAGTTACAGCCGCTGCTGTCGCCCTTCTTCGGCGTGCCCTTGCCGGTATACCGACCCAGACACTCCTGATAAGCGCAGCTCGGAGATTTTGCCCCGGCATCCTTGAAGTCCTGCACCGATGCGACGTGGCCGCACATAGGGCAGCGGAAACGCCACTTGAGCATATCAGGACCAAATCGGCGCGTCGCCTCCGCCTTCCATTCCTCAACACTGTTGTACTTCATTCTTGTTTTCCTCCTTCGTGTAGCTCTGTCTCCCAGCGGGTTTTCCAGTCGCCGGGCTTGTACAGCTCGCAGCGCTCCATATCCGGCCTGCGAACTTTGGATGTTTGGGTCTTACTCCGGACCACCATGCAACAGTAGCCGTTCCCGTCCTTCTTGTAACGGTCGAGCCATTTGCAGCCGTGACAGTTCATTCAATCTCCCTTCCCGTCATAACCGTACAGTCGTCCGACTGCGATAACCTCTTTTGCCAGCGCCAACAACGCGCCTTCCGGCGCGGAGGGCAGCTTCGCCCTGCTTGCCGCCGATGCCAGCATAATCAACTCGGATTTGAGGGACGCGGCGGCCTGCCGGGTGTCGGCTTTTTGAACGTCACGGTCAAGGGCGTCTGCCAGAGCCTCGTATTTGTGATAGGCATTGTCATACCGCGTCATGCCGGTGCTCTGGTAGGCGTCGTATGCCTCCTGCGCCTTGCGTCGGAAATCCACAGCGCAGGCCGCGACGATTTCCCGGTCGGTCATATTTTCAACTCGCATTAGATTTTCACCTCCTCGCCGTTCCGAAATGCCGCGACTGTGTGCCAGCCGTCAAGCACCCTCTCACGGTAAACCTTCGGGTGCGAACAGATGACGGCGTGCTGGTGCGGCTTATCCATTACCCGGATCAGAATACCCGGCGCGACTTCGCTGTTTTCCAACGCCCGTTGCCGGGCTTCAATTACGCTCTTTTTCATGGTGTGATGCCTCCTTCGGTGTCAGTGCATCGAGGCTTCCGCTCATATAGAGGACCATTGCCCCGATTACGATGTTATTTGTGATTACGTCCAGCTCATGAAAGTCGATGTCCTCCCGCTTATCGCGCCGCTGTCCAGCTGTTTTCTGCGTCAGCAGGTGTCGAAGCTGCTCGCAGTGGTCCTTTAGAGAAGAAATGTCTGCTGGGTGAAGCTGATAACCGCTCATACGCACGAACGCCCACATGGCGTCAAGCGCGTCGTATTTGACCTTTTTGGCATCCATCATCCCGCCTCCTGAAAAAGTCTGTCCATGCTCCGGAAGATGCGCCGAAGCTGCCACACGGACGAAAAGTAGCCGGGCGTGTACCAGTAGGCCGTAGGGTCGTCTCCGTCGTGCATGGGGTCGGTCAAGGTGTTGCCGATTTTGATGTAACCCGCGCAGCCCAGCAGCGAGAGCTGAATATAGCACATCATCCCCGTTGTGAAGTCGAGGTCCTGCGCCGTCACAAGGACGTGATTCTGCCAGCGCAGCGGGCTTTTTGCCTCAAACAGCTGCTTTTCGATCTGATTCACCGCCGCGATCAGTGTAGCCCCCGCTCCACACGCGCAGTCATTCAGCGTGACGAAGCCGTCGCGGTTGATCTGCTCCACGACGTCGCCGGTGGTAATCTCCGCCATGCAGCGGCAGATGTCATAGGGTGTGAAAAACTGGCCGATCCAGTGATTGCCGAGTTCCAATTCCATGTACGCGCTGCCCAGAAAATCCTGCTCCCGGTCGGCGTCGAAAGCGTTGACCACATCCTCTACCAGTTCAGGGAACACTGTGCGCTCTGCCTTCTCGTACTTCTCGATGATCCGCTTATACATTGCCTCGCGCTCCGTGCGGTATCGACTATCTACAGCGTTGGAAAGCGCAACAGCGAACATGGTGATGAAGTCGCTCCACACCTGCCACAGCGGGAAACGACGGGACAGGCTGCGAAACCGCTTCACAAAGTCCGCGCGCTTCTGATCTGCAATCCTCACAATGTTCCCTCCCGTGTGTAGCTCTCGCACCGTTCGTCCGGCACCCAGTCACGCCAGTGCTGTTCCAGCCACTTCTGGGCAGCCGCCAGACTGCGGCACGTCTTGACGGCCACAACCTCGATGTCGCCGTACTGCGCCTCAAGGCAGGTTTCCACGGTGGAGGAAAACTCCGCTGTGCGGGTGATCCACCAGCGTTGACCGCCGAGGGTCGTTGCCAGACAAGTTGCTTCTCCGTGTGTCTCGCGGATGATCTCATAGGTTGCCATACATAACACCTCCTATTCTTCGGTCGTCAGTCGGATGAAGGGAACGGCATAATCGCAAATGGCGGTAGGGTGCAGACCGTCTTCGATGTGAGCACGCTCAAGGTTACGCAGTGTGATACTCTGGGGCAGAGCCGACAGGACCTCATACGCCCAGACCCAATTCCAGCAGTCCAGACGGTCTTTTCGAGCATCCAGCGTAGCAGCCACGCAGACCGCAACAACCGCCCTGCCGTGTTTGGACAGACAGGCGTTAAAATTCTCGCGGGCCTTCGGTGTCGAGAGGTCCGTCCTTGCTGCGTCAATCCGACGCAGCAAGGCGAATTTTGCCTCCCGGCTCTCATTACCGGCCAGTGCTTTGACCTCTTTGAACAGTGTTCGATCCAGTTTCATTGCTTACCTCCGTTCTGCTTCAGCGCCGCGTCGAAGTGCTTGATGCGGTTATGGTCCTCATACCACTTTCGGTCTTCGTCGCTCAGCTTCGTTGTGGGCCGGAAAGCGTTCTTGCCGGTCGCCTTGAAATACCGGTCCTTGCAAAGCGCGCAGGCGGCTTTTGCCGTGGGAGCCTCGATAACGACGTCGGCCAGATACTCTGTCCGGTTTGCCTTGATGAAGAAATAGACCACATACGTTTTCATGTTTTACCTCCTTACCACTCCTGAGCCTCGAAGTCTTCCAGCGCATTGCGGGCACGAAAAGAAATTGCCATGCGCTCGTCGGCGGCTTCCTTCTGACGCTTGCAGAGTTCAGCATTCGGATCGCCACCGTCCTCATACTCATGCTGAAGGTGACGAGCCGCCTTGTAAACCTCGTCTGCGCGTGTAACTTCCGCGCGCAGCAGTTCATGGATGAATTCCAAAGTATTGATGTTCATGTTTTTACCTCCGTTGCCCTGCCATCTTCAGTGCCGGTGGGGCGGTTCCGGCAGACGCCCGTCCGGGCGTTTCGGCTTATTGAAATTCGTTTTCCGTTGTTGACAGCACGATTTCTCCGGTTTCGAGGTCCATAGCGCGGTACAGGTAGTGATAGCTGTGCCGGTGTCGTGCCATCAAAGACCGCACGGTTTCCCAGTAGCCGTCGCTCTTTCTGCTATCAACCACGGTTTCAATCTCGCCGTCAATCAGAATGGCCTGAACCAGATACCCCACTCTCGTCATCCTCCTCTCAAACATCCACGCTGACACGGTGGTACGCCCAGAAACGACCGCCACGAACGAAAACCTTGTACCAGCTCGTAAACGCCTGCCCCGTGCAGTCGTAGGCAGACGGGTAATAGTGCCGGTATTCGTAGTCCTCGAAGTAGCTGACGGCCTCGTCCATCGTCTCGATGTATTCAGGCAGCGGCAGCAGCTCCGTATAGCCGTCGATGCCGTCATCCTGAACGATGCGGCGCTCGGAGACGGGACGGTGGAAGAACGCGCGCATTTCGCGCTTGAGGTCGGCGGCCTTCTGGCTCCTGCCGCTCTCATAAGCGATCTCAAGGATTTCGTAGGCGACCTTCAGGTCGGTGTAGCTGTTGATCTTAAACATTTTCGTTACCTCCATTCATTCTTCAACGGAAAAGCAGGTGTGGCAGATTTCGCCGAGGCAATACAGGATGCCTTCAAGCTCAAGGATTTCGTAGGTTTCGGGGTCGCTGTACTGCATGATGGCCTGCGCCATGTTGCAGAGAATCGTCGAGGTGATGTTCCGCAGCTTACCTTTAGCGTCATACGGCATTTTCAGCAGCTTGTTGTAGGCTTTGCAGTCACCCCGCGTAAACCACCCGTGCTTGATGCACAGCCCCCGCAGATCGTCCATGTCCATCCAGCGCGTTTCTTTGACCTTCATGTTCTTGTCCTCCTGTTGAGTTCAAATAATTGCTCCGTATGCTATTAGTGTAGTGCAAACATTTGAACTTGTCAAGAGGCGAGGAGCAAATATTTGAATTTATTTTTTTTCTGCCGTCAAAGAAAGCAAAAAAAATAAGGCCCCCGGATGCTTTTGTAACATCCGAGGGCCTTTTTCCCTATACGCGTGTGCATATGGCGCGCAAAGGCGCTATGACGTATATGTACGCCTTGCGCCCTTTATTTCAACAGGTATATTAGAAAATTATGTTACAATGTTACAAATGCTGAAAAGCGCCCGATTTCAAGGCTTTCAGCCGTAACATTTGCGTGTAACATCAGCGTTACAGTGTTACAGACTTTTGTAACATTTCCAGCCGGTGTAACACCGCTTTTCAGCAGAATGTTACACCGGCGCAGCGAGTTATTTCATCCGCGCAATGAGGGCTTCGCCCGCGCCGCGAATGATGGCGGAAATGTCAACACCGGCAGCGTTGAGCAGGTTTTTAGAGGTGTCAGACATCTTAGCCATAGCGCCGTCAATAAGCAGCTTGCCCAACTCAGTAATTTCGTCTTTGGTCAGCTTGCCGTCCGCGTGGGCTTTCTTCATGCCCTCCACGGTGGTCTGCTGAAGCTCAAGGACGGTCTGCTGGGCGGCGTGAATGACCTCATTGGTGGCCGTAGAGATGTTCTTCAGCTCCTCACGCTTGGCGAGCTTGGTAGACAGCCACGCGCCCAGAACGCCGATCAGGGTAATGAGCAGGGTTGCCGCGATCTGCACAAGGTTTTCGATGATAACGTTAGTCATGATGATATTCTCCTTTTCGATATGTGTTTACACCTTTTTGGTGTAATCCAGACTGATCCAGCCTGCGCCGGATTTGAGCTTGCCCCATTTGGTCGCGCCGGTGCCCGTGCTCTCCGCGACGATGGTATAAACGCCGTGGTCACGGATGCAGCCGTTCGTACCGTAGCCGGTGCCGGGGCCTTTGCGGATGTTCAGGGCATCGGTGGTAATCTTTACGCGGTACGCGCTGAAGCTGGGCGTCGGTGTAACCGCCTCGCCCATGACGGACAGGAACTTGACGTTGATAGGACTGCAAATGGCATTCCTGCCGTCCACGCTCTTGTCGATGACGGCGCGGTCGCCGCTGATCTCGCGGACGATCCACTGCTTGGCGGCTACCCAGTTCGGGACAGCCTTGCCGTTGTAGTAGGTCGCGCCGGACAGGATGCGCACGACGTCGCCCTTCTTGATGGTGCTGGGAGTGGTAGGGGTAGTGGGCTTCGCCGCAGCGCCCAGCGCCGCAGTGACCTTCGCGGCGAGATCGCCCATGCGGGCGTACATCCAGTTGCCGGGGCAGCTCTTGTTGGCAAACCAGCGGTGGACGGTCAGGATCATTTCGTCGGCCTTGGGGGTGTAATTCAGGGTCTTGTCCTTGTCGCCCAGCCAAAGCAGCTTGGTTTTTCCGTTGCGCTGGCAGATGTCCACGCAGAGCTTGATGAGGGTCTGATAGACCACATCCTTGAACGCATACGGTTCTGTGCTGTCGCTGGCGCACTCGATAGTGACGGCCCGCTGGTCGTTGGCATTGGAGGAGGAACACCAGCTGCGGTTTTTCTCCTCAACGTACATACCGACACGACCGTCAAGGCCGATGCCGTAGTTGCTGCTGGCCTGCTTGGAGGTCGGCGTGAAGATGCGGCCCAGCGTCTCCACGCTGCACTGGCCGACTACGCAGTGCGGCGTGATACGGTCGATGCTGTGGGTGCGCTGCCCGCTGTGGTTCGGGCTGAGCTTCGTGTAGCTCACCATCGGTGAATTCGTGTAACTCATGATTTAGTCCTCCCCTTTGTTGTTGGAAAGCTCGTCCAGAGCTTCGGCGGTCAGTTCCGCCTCGGTGGTTTCGGTGGTGGTTTCGGTTTCGGGGTTCATAGCGATTTCCTCCTTATGCAAAGTCATTATTTTTCAGCCGGTCGTCGTAGCAACGCTCAATGTTGGCGATTGCATGGACGGCACGGTTGTTTTCGTACTCTTTGTGGATTTCACAATAGGTTTCGTATTTGTCGATAATGTCGAGGATTTCAATGTAGTCCTCGCGGGTATGCTTCGTGTGCTTGACCAGCTCCATGTTAAATCTGAGGATTTCAGCCCGCCAGCCGTTGGCCTCGCGCCTATCGGAAAGCGCCTTTTGAGCGGCCAACTCCGATTTGATTTCCTTCTGTTCGCCCTCCAAAGTGGTGAGCCGATCCAGAACATCTTTGTTGAGCGCTCGGCCAATCGAGCGGGCCAGCGCAGACCACGGGTTGATCTTGATGGGGCTGATTTGCAGGATGGTCAGTAGTGCGAACAGACCGCCGCTGCCACCCAGAAGAAGATCCTTCAGGGTCATGCGGACACCTCCCTCCAACCGGCAGGATAAGCAGAAGGCGACCACACATTGTTATCTATAAGGCTCTCGTAAACCTTTCCATTAAATCGGACGCGATCCCCCTTCTTGTAAGGGTTGGTGCTGTCCGGCTGCTCCCATTCGGGGATAACGTCGGGATCAGGGATAAGCACCTTTGCGAAAAGGGACGGTGCCGCATCGGGCGTCCAGCTGTCTTGCGCGGTGTGATCCTGCAAAACGGTATAAAGAATCCCGCCATGTCGGACCCGTCGCCCCGTTGTGTA